AAGATCTGGTGATAGTTTCTGGATTCCGGTATACTCTGACAAGTATCGTCATTATGTAAATAATAGAATTAGTTTTGTTTACATATATAGTATAGCTGATAATGAAGACTACATTGTTCCATTCCATCATATGGATTGTTTGAACCTCAAATCCGAACAACTACAACACCTTACAAGTCAACATAATATCTTTGTATTAGGTAAAAAGCGATTCCAATATACGTACGGTAATACATGTTATGACGCCGATCTGTTTGCCTGGTGGCATACCAATAAAATGTTACCGTTAGATGAAACTAATACTGCTGCTCATGACATGTGGAGCAAGTGGTGGCATAATGAAACCAATACAAACGATTGGTTACCAATAACTCGTCATCTGGAACGATGTGTTAACATGCGTATAGAGTTTCTAAAACTATATAATACAGTTGAGATATCTGATGAGTATAAGACATATGATATATCCGTATGTAAAGCATTTGGTGATATTGAACAGTATGGATTATATCAGTCAACAAAACAACTAGCTCATACCGAATATAATTTATATACAAGTACAGGTCGTCCTAGTAATAAGTTTGGTGGTATTAACTATGCAGCTATGAATAAGGAAGATGGTAGTCGTAAAATATACTCGAGTAGATTTGCAAAAGGTATGTTAGTTGAATATGATTATGATGCATATCATGTACGGTTGATTGCCAGTTTAATTGAATATACATTACCGACTGGTTCAGTTCATACTTATTTTGGTAAACAGTATTTTGATACGGATGATTTATCAGAAGAACAGTATGACCAAAGCAAACAAATAACATTCCGATTGTTGTACGGAGGTATTGATGATGACTTTGCTCAGATACCATTCTTTAACAAAGTACGTCAGTTCATTAACAAGTTATGGAAAGAATTCAAAGTATCAGGTTACATAACTACTCCTATATATAAACGGAGAATGTTTAAAAATAATCTGCATGATATGAATGCCAATAAATTGTTTAACTATTTGTTACAGGCAACTGAAACAGAACATAATATCAAACAAGTTTTAGCTGTAAATAACTTACTAATAAACTATCAAAGCCGATTAGTATTGTATACATACGATTCATTTTTATTTGATTTTGATATGACCGATGGTAAACATGTATTATGTGATATCAAGAACACATTATCAGATAATGGTCAATATCCAGTTAAACTAAAAGCTGGAGTAGACTATGACAGTATGCATGATATGACTAACCGACTTAGTTAAATATTTATAACTATAAAAAGTTTTGTTGGATATTTATTAAAAAAAGAATTATGACCGAATTACCAAAATCAACAGTACAAACAGTAGTATCGTCACAAGATAGTGTTATGTTACCAAAAACATTGACACCAGAAATTGTGAACGTACTTAACTCTGCAATTGCAGAAGAATATGCCGCTCATTATTTTTATAGAGGAGCTGCTAACTGGTGCCAAGGAGTTGGATATACTAAAGCGGCAGCGTTTTTTGCTAGTGAAGCAATTGCAGAATTAGAGCATGCTGAGAAGTTACAAAAGTATATAGTAGATTGGAATGCTACTCCGTTACTGCCATCTATAAAATTTAACGGTGAGTTTGCTCATTTAATTGATGTTGTTAACAAATCATATGCTATTGAATACCAATTAGGTAACAAGTATATGACCTGGACACGTCAAATGTTTGATACTCATTTAATGACATTTAATTTCCTTCAAGGATATGTAGATATTCAGAATGGGTCTATTGCAGAAATGTCAGATCTATTAAATGCTGCGCAGCTAGTTGATACATCAAATAAATTAGATTTATTACATTATGAAGAAAGATACTTTGGTTAATTTACTTGATTTAGATAATATTCTGAATCCGGAGCCTATACAAGCACAGGCAGATATAATTTCTGAATCGGTTAATAATACTGTTACGGAAACACCTAAGCCAGTTAATATTGATTGGGATGAAGTAATTACTGAATGGTTTTATCGTTTACCAAAAGGATATGCCGAACAGCCATATACTGAAAAAGAACTTAAAGTCTTAGATCAAGTAATTAATGAATATCAAAGTGGTGGGTTTAAACCAGTTATTAACGAAGCAAAAGCATTAACACCTGCTTTAACACCAGCTGGTAAAGAATTCATGCAAAAGGTTTATGATAATGGTAGTATACGTGATGAGGCATATCGAAAAATAGAATCAATCGTAGCAACAGCTAGTAAAGATCAGCAGATACAATGGAATGATTTGTTTCAGACATATACATTAAAACAATATATTAATGGTGGCTGGGAAAATTTTAAAGAATTTTTTGATATTGCACCACAGGGAATGGGTCGTGGTGAAATGATGGCTGTGTTAGCAATTAAAGGAGCTGCTTCCGGAGGTACCGAGCAGAAGGATTTACTATTACCTAGTGCTACTTGGGAAGTAAAAGAAGACCCGGATAACATCCGTATGGCCAAATCTGGCTTCGGTGGCAAGTTTAAATATGTCAAAGAAACTAAAAAATTCTATGAATTACTAGAAGGTATTGGTTTAAATGGCGGAGAGGATGCTACGATTATAGAAAATCTTAATAAAGTATTTAATTCTGAATCGTTATCAAATGAATTCATGAAAGTATTAACAGTTAACTTCCGTGGTGATGGTTTTAAAGCAAAAAAGAAAAAAGGTGAAGAAGACGTTACATCTGAAAATTTCTTTGATCGTGTATCAAAAGCAGCTGAATTACCATCTGGCGTAATTGAATTACATTACCTAGGGTTTAAAGAACTAAACAGATTAGGTAAAACAATAAGTAAAAATAAAGATTTAGTAAATACAGCTAAATTAATTGTACAAACATCGAAAGCAGAAGGTCAGTTTTTTATTAGTACTGATGATGCTACAAAGATACAAAAAGCAAAATCGGACCAATCAGTAAGTATTAAAGTATCTACTCCGGCAAAAAAAGATATTCGTGTATTTTTATATAACATTCTTAAAATTATAAAATCGCCAATGGTACAAGACCCTGAGTTATTACCAAAAGATTTTAATGATCGTAAACATGCATACTTTATTGATGATGGATTGCCAGGCTTTGTTTATTATTTATCAGGTAATCCGAAACCATATTTAGGTTTTCCGAAAGATTTTATCATATATGGTATATCACAAAATATGGGAAAGATGATGATTGGGCGTCTAGCCAGTAAATATGAATTTATTAAAGCGCAAATGGCGTTAGGTTAAGTAAGAGAGGTTGATTAGTGAAGCCACAACTATTATGTACATTTGCACATCGTAAAGATTTAGATTTAATACTTGATTATATCATATCATCTTATACTATATCTGAACGTCGGTTATTTGTATTTGCTGATGATAATGTTTACAATGACATGTACATAACATTCAATGTGGAAACTGCGGATACCAAGCGTATACCAAATACAATATTGGTACACCGTAAAAAAGAAACCAATACCATGTATACAGTTAATGCTTTAAATGTAATCATACGTGAAGCTAATAACGGTATACTGGATAAGACATTTATTATTAACTGGAATGCTTATCGCAATTCTATACTATTAACTTCAGATGATGCATTAAGGCATGTGCAATTGAAAATGCATAAGCGAATTGATTTGTAATATATTTATTTAAAACATAAAAGGAAAACATGAAAAAAATACAACTTAAAAATTTAATCCGTGAAGAGATTCGCAGAGTATTAAAAGAAGCTGCTACCGGTACATTACGCAATGTAAAGGCAAACGTTTCTATATTTAGTGGTAAAGACGGTGAAGAAATGCAGTTGGCAGATAAATTTTTCGGAAAATTTATTACCGTAAAACAAGCTCCAAATGAAGACGGAGATGCTATAGTAGACGTTAACGTTGGCAACTTAATTAACTTGCTGCAAACAGATGCAAAATATAGTGCAGGGACAGCTGAGTATAGTAAGAAGCCAGGTGACGTTAGGGTTTATTACGGCGGAAATGATTCTATAGAGCTTTATGGATTACCAACTGATGCATCAGATGCAATTTTATCAACTGGTACATCAAAAAAACAATCTCGTATGTATTCTGTAACAGTACAGATAGGTGCAGATCCGTATGCTAACTTTGATGATTTTGAAGATTATATGATACCAACTGTAGCAGAAAAGATAATCGGACGTCCGAAAATTACAGCCCAGCCAGAAACTGATGCTGAGGGAAGGCAAATTGACCAGTATGTTAGCAAGTTAGAAAAAACTTTATTGGCAGCTGCTAAACGAGTTGTTCCGGGAATAAAGAGTATGGCAACTGAAGAAGGTGGATTTGTATTTCAACTACCGGGACAGCCAGATAGTCAAATGAAGTCTAAACTAAAGTCTTTGTTTGCAGGCGCTAGAAAAGTAACTTTTAAATAAAATATATATAAAGTAATAACATGAAAGCATCAGAGTTTAAAAAACTAATCCGTGAAGAGGTTAAAAACGTCTTAAAGGAAGCTACAGTTAAACTTGGGCCTGACAAAAATTTTATTTTAAAAAACTATAAAGGAGGTGTACTACTTCAAAAATTAGACCCTAACGGAGGTCAAGTACATAGCGAAATGCTTATCCTTAAAAATGAAATACCAGATGTAATTGCTTTCTTAAATAAGAATAAATAATAAAACTACACGCCCCCAGAATATTAGAGCCGGTTTCATCCGGCTTTTTTATTGGCTAAGGATATATTTATATAAAATAACAAATGATAAATAAAAATATTTCACTTTTTTCTTGTTTAATGAAAAGTAAGTACTTATATTTAAAGCAAATTAATAATAATCAATAATAAAAAAGGAGTAACAAATGGCTATTAATTTAGATGCTATTAAAGCAAAACTTAACAAATTACAAACACAGACTACACGTCAGAACAATCTTTGGAAGCCTGAACCGGGCAAGCAGCAAATTCGTATTGTACCTTATCAATACAACAAAGAGAATCCATTTCAAGAACTTTATTTCCATTATGATCTAGGTAAGAAGAATTTCTTATCTCCGATCACTCATGGCAATCCAGATCCAGTAGTGGAATTTGCTGACAAGCTTAAATCTTCAGGTAATTCAGATGAATGGAAATTAGGTAAGAAACTAGAACCAAAAATGCGTTGCTATGTTCCTATCATTGTTCGTGGTAAAGAGTCCGAAGGTGTTAAATTCTGGGGTTTTGGTAAGACAGTCTATGCTGAATTATTAGGGTTCATTGCTGACCCAGATTACGGTGATCTAACCGATCCAATGAATGGTCGTGATATTGTAATTGAATTTACACCAGCCGAAGGTGGTGCATATCCAAAGACAACTTTACGTATTAAACCAAATACAACACCATTGACTACGGATCGTAATATTGCTGAAAAGATCGCTCAACAGCAACCAAATCTCGGAGAAATTTTCAAAGAACCGACTTACAATGAACTTAAAGAAGCATTGGAGCAATGGTTGAATCCTAGTGATGATGATGCTGATACATCTGTATCGACTGCATCTCATGATGAAGATGAAGCACCATTTTCACCTAATGTAAGTAAAGTTGATGACGTAAGTGCAGCGTTTGATGAATTGTTTAACGAATAATATTTTAAAGGAGTTACAAAATGGCAGTATCTAAAAGTGATCTGTCGGATGAATTAGCCGGTGAATTGGCTAGTAATCTGAACAAAAAATTTAAAGGATCTGGATACAAGACCGCATACTTTTTAGAGGGAGATGTTGATTCTCCTTCTAATGTATCCGGTTGGGTAGGAACAGGTTCAAGTATGCTTGATTTAGCTATATCAAATCGTCCAGGAGGTGGTTTTCCGATTGGTCGTATCGCTGAGATAACTGGTCTAGAAGCTTCTGGTAAGTCGTTATTGGCTACTCATGCATTAGCTGATACACAGAGACAAGGAGGATTGGCAGTTTACATTGATACCGAGAGTGCAGTTAGCAGTGAGTTTCTTGAAGCTATCGGTATTGATTTAACTAAAATGTTATATGTTCCATTGGAAACTATGGAAGATATCTTTGAAGCTATTGAATCTATTGTTGAATCAGTACGTAAATCGAACAAGGATCGATTGGTTACTATAGTAGTCGATTCGGTCATGGGCGCATCTACAAAGGTAGAAATGGCAGCCGAATTTGATAAAGATGGTTGGGCAACTAGCAAAGCCATTATCTTATCAAAAGGTATGCGTAAAATTACCAATATGATTGCTCGTGAGAAGATATGTCTACTATTTACCAATCAGTTACGATCTCGACTAGGAGTTAGTTTTGGTGATCCATGGACTACCTCTGGTGGTAAGGCTATTCCATTTCATGCTTCTGTACGTCTTCGTCTTAAGTCTATAGGTCAAATCAAGGCTAAGGATGCTAAAGGTGTTGAGCAGATCATTGGAATCAAGACCCGAGCTCAAGTAATTAAGAATCGTATGGGACCTCCTTTGAAGTCTATTGATTATGATATTTACTTTGAGTCTGGTATTGATAATTACGGTGGATGGTTGGAAGTGATGAAAGAGTATAAGTTAGTTAGTCAGGCAGGTGCTTGGTATACTTATACAAGAGAGAATGGTACGGCTGTTAAGTTCTTATCAAAAGATTTTCAAGGAGCGTTGGAAAAGGATAAGACCCTAATGGATGAAATATACAAAGCTATTTGTGATGCATATATCTTCCGTTACCAAGCAGGCTCTATTGGAATTGATGACATTGAAATTGACGAGGACTTTATTAGTGAAGAATCATGAAGACTAGATATCTTGAAATCTTAAAACAAGTTGAACAGGAACATACCAGTGATAAGACTACTGATCGAAACAGTAGAATACTTATTATTGACGGATTGAATACGTTCATCAGAGTATTTTCTGCAGTACCTGCATTAAACGATGACGGTGAACATATTGGCGGAGTAACGGGCTTTTTAAGGTCCGTTGCTTCGGTCATCCGTGACTATAAGCCAACTAGATGTATTGTAGTATTTGACGGTAAGGGTGGTTCTGCGAGACGTAAGAAAGTTTACTCTCAATACAAAGCTAACCGAGCCGTTAAGACCCAATTCAACCGATACCAAGAATTTGCAAATCTTGAAGACGAATCATTATCAATGAAACGCCAATTTGGTCGTATTATTGAATATCTACAAGTATTGCCAGTAACTACATTAGCAGTTGATAATGTTGAAGCTGATGATATTATAGCATATATTGCCAATGAAATTTATACTAAAGATGAACAAAAGGTAACTATTGTATCTACAGATAGAGATTTCTTACAACTAGTTAATCATCGTATCAATGTATGGAGTCCGGTTAAGAAGATTCTATATAATCCAGTACGATTAGAAGAAGAACTAGGTATTCCGTCAAAGAACTATTTAATGTATCGAACATTTATAGGTGATAAGTCAGATAACATACCTGGCATTAACGGCGTAGCATTAAAAACAATGCTCAAGCATTTTCCAATCATGACAGAAGATCGTCAAATAAGTATTGATGATATAATGGACTATGCTAAGGGACAAGATAAACCGACTCGTATACATGAAGCAGTATTAAACAGCAAAGAAACATTAGAACTCAATTACAACCTAATGCAACTTAAGAATGTTGATATTCCAGGTAATGCCAAGATGCTAGCCATTAATACTGTTAATGATCCAGTATCAAAGACCAATGTATATGAATTCAAGAAAATGTTCATGATGGATAAAATGTATACCATTATTAAAGATGTGGATACTTGGTTAACAGCATTTAATACCTTAAATGCTTATGCAAATATTTGATTTATTAAAAAATTGTTTATATAATAAAGTATGACAGATAGATTAAGTGCCTACGGTTATGCTTTTCAGATAAAAGTTATTACCGCTTTATTTACAGATAAAGCATTTTTACAACAAATTGCTGATATATTATCAGCCTCGTATTTTGAGAGTGAAGCTAACGAGTGGATTGTAAATACAATTTTAGAGTATCATTTGCAATACAAGACAAGTGCAACATTAGAAGTTATGAAAGTAAAACTTCATGAAGTATCTAATGAAGTGCTTGCAACCCAAATTAAAGAACATCTTAAAGATGCATTCCGATATACTCAAGCAGATGACCTAGAGTTTATTAAACAGCAAGCGTTAGATTTTTGTAAGAATCAAGAAATCAAAAAAGCTATCTTATCGGCAGTCGACTTACTTAAGGTAGGTAGATATGATGACATCAAAGTGCAAATTGATAATGCTTTGAAAGCTGGTGGCGATAAAGAGATAGGTCATGATTACATGACTAGTATAGATGAACGATATACAGAGTCTGTTCGTGATACAAAAGAAACGCCATGGGAAATAGTTAATGAATTGACTTCAGGTGGATTAGGTAAAGGTGAGTTAGGAGTATTTGTAGCTCCTGCAGGTATTGGTAAGTCTTGGGGACTTATTAATATAGGAGCGCATGCGCTTAGGAAAGGAATGACAGTTGTTCATTATACATTGGAGTTGAATGAAGCATATGTAGGTTTACGTTATGACTCTGTAGTAACTGGTATTGCTAATCAGAACTTGAAACATTATCAAGATCAAGTTAAGTCTGACTTAAGTAAACTAAACGGCGAACTTATTATCAAATATTATCCGACCAAGACAATATCAGTATTAGGATTGAAAGCTCATATTGAAAAATGTATAATGCAAGGAAAGAAGCCAGATGTCATTATAGTTGACTATGCTGATTTGTTAAGAGGTCATGGTCAAGAGAAACGACATGAGTTGGAAGGTATATATGAAGACCTCCGAGGATTAGCAGGAGAGTATGAAGTACCGGTATGGACAGCATCTCAAGCAAATAGATCGGCATTGGAAGAGGATGTTATCGGGGCAGAGAAGATTGCCGAGTCTTATGGTAAGGTAATGGTAGCTGACTTTGTTATATCATTATCTCGTAAGGTGCAAGACAAGTTAGCCGGTACTGGTAGATGGCATGTCATTAAGAATCGTTTCGGTCCTGATGGTATTACATTGCCAAGTAAAATGAATACTAGTAATGGACAGATTAACATATACGCTGATACATCAGTGCAAGGTAAGGATGCTCAGAAGCAAATGGATAATGGAAATGAGTTAGCTCGTAAGATGTTAGCCCGCAAATTCCAAGAAATTCAGAATAATGACTTTGAATAAAAAAGTTAAGAAAAAGTTACAAAAAGCAAACAGATAGCAATGACGACGGCATATTTATGTATAAAATTACGTAGTTTTAAAACAATTTATAACAAAAGATTAATTAAACTTTAAGGGAACATTATGAACGTATCTAATGAAATACTCTCTGATATTACTGTGCATATGAAGTATGCTAAGTATATTCCAGAGTTACATCGCAGAGAGACCTGGGAAGAGCTAGTGACCAGAAATAAAAACATGCATCAAAAGAAATATCCAAATTTAAGCAATGAAATTGAAGAAGTATATAAGTACGTTTATGATAAAAAGATTTTACCGTCCATGCGTAGTTTGCAATTTGGTGGTAAGCCAATTGAAATATCACCTAATCGTATATATAATTGTGCTTATCTTCCTATTGATGACTGGAGGGCTTTCGGTGAAGTAATGTTCCTATTGTTAGGCGGTACGGGTGTAGGGTATTCAGTACAACGTCACCATACTGAGCAATTACCAGAGATACGTAAACCGAATATGGATAGAGAACGTCGATTCCTTATTGCTGATAGTATCGAAGGTTGGGCAGATGCTGTTAAGGCATTAATGAAATCATATTACCAAGGTGGTTCAAAAATTAAATTTGATTTTTCTGATATCCGTGCAAAAGGAGCCCGTTTGGTTACGTCAGGCGGTAAAGCACCAGGACCACAACCACTTAAAGAATGTTTAATTAAAATTCAAGGTATTTTAGATTCAAAAGAAGATGGAGAAAAATTATCACCTATTGAAGTGCACGATGTGGTATGTCACATTGCAGACGCTGTTTTGGCTGGGGGTATACGTCGCGCAGCTCTCATATCATTGTTTAGTGCAGATGATGATGAGATGATTGCTTGTAAGTCTGGAGCTTGGTGGGAACTTAATCCACAAAGAGGACGTGCTAATAATTCGGCAGTATTGATACGCCATAAAGTTACTAAAGAGTTCTTTATGGATCTTTGGAAGCGTGTTGAATTGAGTGGTGCTGGAGAGCCTGGTATTTATTTATCCAATGATAAAGATTGGGGAACTAATCCATGTTGTGAAATTGCACTTCGTCCTTATCAGTTCTGTAACTTATGTGAAGTAAATGTATCAGATATTGAATCTCAAGAAGATTTGAATAACAGAGTTAAGGCAGCTGCGTTTATTGGAACACTTCAAGCAGGTTATACAGACTTCCATTATCTTCGTCCGGTATGGAGACGTACTACTGAAAAGGATGCATTGATTGGAGTATCAATGACTGGTATTGGATCTGGTACAGTGTTAGGATATAATATGAAAGAAGCTGCTAAGGCAGTTAAAGAAGAAAATGCTCGTGTAGCATCAATCTTAGGTATTAATTCCGCTGCAAGATCAACTACCGTTAAACCGGCCGGTACTACATCATTAACATTAGGTACTAGCTCTGGTATTCATGCATGGCATAATGATTATTATATTCGTCGAATTAGAGTAGGTAAGAATGAAGCTATTTATTCATATCTATCAATTTATCATCCAGAGTTAATTGAAGATGAATACTTCCGTCCTCATGACACTGCAGTTATTTCAATACCACAGAAAGCACCGGATGGGGCTATCTTAAGAACAGAATCGCCATTCCAATTATTAGATCGTATTAAACGTATTACTACAGAATGGGTAAGACCTGGACATCGTACTGGTAACAATACTCATAATGTATCAGCGACAGTTTCATTACGTGAACATGAATGGGACGCGGCCGGTCAATGGATGTGGGATAATCGTGATTACTATAATGGTTTGTCAGTACTTCCTTATGATGGCGGTACATATAAACAAGCACCATTCGAAGATATTACAGAGGAACAATTCCATTCTATGATGAAGTCACTTCATAATATTGATTTGTCGAAGGTAATTGAATTAGATGACAATACAGATTTGTCGGGTGAGTTAGCATGTGCCGGTGGAGCTTGTGAGATAAAGTAATGAGACCTGATGATTGGATAAGTCAACTCCATATGGAAGAGACAATGCAAGATTATTACAAGGAAAATGGGCGTGTAGTTTTTACCGCCCACTTTCTGCGTAAACGGGGATATTGTTGCAGTAACGGATGTCGTCATTGCCCATATACTGATATTTATAATAAAGGATAACATGATTAAATTAACAACTTTAATTCGTGAAAATGAAGCAGCAAAATGTCCTATTGCTACCCAAGATATCAATGTAAACTTACAAAACAGACAAAAGGGTATCAATGAATATGGTTACGGTCCGTTGAACCCAAATGAACCAAATGAATCATTTTGGGCTGATAAGCAAGAGAAATGGAAACTAGATTCGCCAGAAGATGCTAAAAAATCATTATGTGGTAATTGTGCTGCATTTGATATTACTAGTAAAACATTGAATTGTATTGCTATTGGTATCGGTGACGATCAAGGAACTGAAGATCCTCATGATGTTATTGAAGCTGGCGAGTTAGGATATTGTAGATTCTTAAAATTCAAATGTGCTGCTAAACGTACCTGTGATGCATGGGTAGTCGGTGGACCAATTACTGATGATAAACAAGCTAAATGAGTGGATGGCATTTATACAAATGCCTAGAACAGAACTTGGTGGGTTTGCTATATGTCCATATGCAAGACAAGCTATCATACAAAAGTCATATGATATACAGTATACAAATGTAAATAGTGTTACTAGTATATTAGATGATATTGATATCACTAAAAATGATGTTACTATACTTGTAATAGATGATTATATGAACTATGATATGGAGTATTTAGTTAATCATACTATGGAATTAAATCAAAAATATAAAATGCAGGATATTGTTATACTTGATAATGACCCTAGATCACCTATGGATATTAATGGTGTAGTATCAACATTTGAACATGCATATCTTTGGATTATACAATCACTCAGTGATCTAACAAGTAAAAGTCGACAATTAAGTAAAACAAATTATTATAGCTTTTGGACTCAACAGCAAATTGATGAAGTTGTTACATGGAGAAAAAAATAGAAAATAAATTTGGAATAATAAAAGAAAGTATTTATATTTAGATAAATTAAAAATAATAAGTTATGTTTAAATTCAAAGATGTAGAAGTAACCTTCGATATGAAGCAGTTACCGTTTTATGATCAAGAGTATCTTAAAACAATGTGTTATGAAACAGTGAATGCAAAGTCTTATATGCATTCCGGAAAGAGTTTTAATGAATTGTATAAGAGTGCTAACAACTTTACTATCTTCAGTGATGACAGTACTATGCATAGCTATATGTCAGAATTT